AGATGAAGATGATGATGATGATGATGATGATGATGATGATGATGATGATGATGATGATGATGATGATGATTATGAAACTGATGATGATTATGAAGATGATGATGATAATGATGAAACTGATGATGATTATGAAGATGATGATGATAATGATGAAACTGATGAAGAAATTAAAGAAGAAGAATCACCACATATTGGTTCAGGTGCAAGTGGAGGCAAAAATGATAATAATAATAATAAAGGTTTTATAGGTAGTATAAAAGAAGATTTTACAACATTTGGAAAAGATATTTACTCTGCTAGTAAGGGTGCTAAAGAAGTTGGTAAAAAAGCTGCTAGAGTGTTACCTAAAGCAACTGTAGAGGCTTTTAGGCCTAAATTTGAATCTACAAGAGAAAAAATAGGTGACTTAGGTGCTGCAATAGCACCTAAAAAATTTGATAAAGAAAGAAGGAAAATTAGAGAAGATAATGCAAAAATTAATAAAAAAGTAATTGATAATAGGTTACAAAAATTAGAACGTATAAAAAAAGGAGATTTAACAAAAGAAGAAATAAAGGAAAGAGATAATATTAGAGAAGAAAGAAAAAAAGCTAGAAAAGTAAGTAATAGATTAAATTATTTGGAAGAAAAGGAAGAAAAAAAGAAAGATTTAAAGAAGATTAAAAAGAAGATTAAAAGAGGTCAAGATTTAGAAGACACTGAAAAGGAACTTGCTAAAAAATTTGTGCCAAATTTGTATAATAAAATTAATAAGGGACAATTAAGTAGATATAAAAGAGCGCAAAGAAAAATCGAAAAAGATAAAAGATTCAAAGACATTAATGAAAATAATAGATATAGGGTTAATAGAAGGTTAAAAAAATTAAAATATAGAGGAGCCAGAAAATTAAAAAATGTTGGAACTGCTCTAAATAAAAAAAAATCTGTAAAAGCATTAAAAAAAGGAGCTAAATTAAATTATAAATATGGGAAAAAAGGAGTAAAAGCTACTGCTAAAGAAGTTGGGAAACGCTCCAGAATGGCAGCAAATATTACAGCTGGTGCATTTAAAAGTAGTTTATTATGGATATTTTTAAGAATAGGTGTTCTTTTAAAAGGATTAGTATATTTAATAATTTTAATAGCAGTAATAAGATTTTTATTAAAATTAAGAGAGAAATATCCAAGATATTCATTTATATCATCTGGATTAGATATATCTGGTAAATTCTCAAAGAGTATTGGATTAGATATAGAAATGAGTAAAATTGTTTCCAAATCTTTAACTGATTACATTTATAATCCTGATAATATTATAAATACAATAAGTGGTAATCCAGAATATTCTAATTATATTAAAGAGAATCTATTTCAGAAATATAAATATAATAATCCATTATATAAATTATTAAGAAAATTTATAGTATATAATGATGAAATATTGAAGAAAGGGTTTAAAGATAAAGATGGAAATCAGAAAGATTATATTAATAGCTATTATTCAGAAAAAGTTATAATTCCAGGTGAACTAAATATTACAGAAGATGGAATAAATTTAGAAAATAATCAAGATGGATTTATAAATTTTCTAATAGAATTATTATTAGAAACTGATAATATAAGTTTTGAAATTGATACTAATTTAATTAGAGATGTTATAGTAATTAAATATATACATTCTTTATATGTATATGAATCTAATAATGAAACATTTGATAATGATGATAATAAAATGAATGGTGAAATTGATAAATTAGAAATGTCATATGATGATATTAAAAATAAATTTGAAGATATATTAAGCACAAAATATATTAAAAATCAAGATGCATCTGAAAATATATTTTACAGAAATGTTTTATATTATATAGTATTTGTATTTCAAAATGTATTACAAAATATAAATGGAAATAATATTGATAATAAAGATTTTTATAAAGATGGTATAATGAAAAATATAATTAAAGAACAACTTAATAGTATTGATAAGGGTCAATTAGAAATTTTAGAAGAAAATAATCCATTATCATATATTGATATTGATATTGATTATAATAATTTACATATAATTGATATTTATGGTAAATATTTACATATGCCAGATTCTTCTGGAATTAATTTATTTAATAATATTTTTAGTGATTACAATTTAAATACTTATATTCCTAATATAAATTTTAATAATAATGATGTAAGTAACATTAGTGATTTATCATCAAATTTAAGAGAAGATATTAAATTATATTTAGATTATTTTTTAAATAGTTATGAGATTAATAATAATTTTGAATATATATTTGATTTATTAAATAATAATAGTGAGATAGATAAAGTAAGTAATAATTGGGAGAGATGGGAAGATGTATATGAACAATATAAGGATTTTTTAAATAATATGAGTAATTTTAAATACGAAACAAATAATATTTTGATAAATAAGATATATGGTTTAGATAATGATAATGGTTCCAATTTATTTGAATCTTCTAATTTATTATCATTATTAAATACGGATAATATAGTTAGTTTTAAAAGTTTATCATCAAATTCATTAAAAGAAATTTTAAGTAATGATATCATATCATTAAATGATAAAACTGATTTATATTTTAATATAAATTTAGCTGAAAAAAAAACAAAAAGTATATTAGAATTATTTAATTCTTTAATAGTTATTGAGAATTTTAAAGAAAATTATGAAGATATATTAAATAATGTAGATTTTGAAGACAATAGTTCTAAATTATATGAATTTTTATTAGAATATTTATGGAATTTTGAATATTTTATAAATTTAACGTATTTTTCAAATATAAATTTAAGGAATCCAAGTTACATATACATATTTAATGATGTAACAAAAAATAATTTATTAACTAACTATTATAAATCATTACAGTTATCATTATATTTTAGGGATAAAGATATAATAAATAGCACAGTTTATATTAAAATTTTATATAAATTAAATAATTCGAATAATACAAATGTTGAAATAAAACAAAAATTAAAACATTTAACCAGTTATTATTTATCATTTATGGAAATTAAATTATTTGCTAATTATATTAATGATTTAAGAGAATATAAAAAACTTAGAACTGGATTTAATATAATCAGTGATTATGTTAAGCCAGAAGTTAAATATTATTTTAAGAGTTTATTTATGGATAATATTTTTAAGAAAGATATGTCTTATAAAAATTTATTTAATATACAATATAAATTATATAAAAGATTAAGAAATATATTAGGAGATTCATGCACATATATGTTTACTGAAAAATTGAAAAAAAATTGTTCAAAATTTAGAATTAATACACCTGATGAATTATTTATAAATAATAAAATAGAAGAATTTAAAGATATTGAAGAACCTTTTATTGGTAAACTTTTAAATCCTATTAAAGCAATACCAAAAGGTATTGCAAAATTTATTGGAGAATTACCTGTATTTTCAGAATTATTAAAAATAATCGAGTTTATTATTTTACTTATTAAAGGGACTAAAGGTTTAGGTTTTGGAGATATTTTATTTTTAATTTTAGGTTCCTTTTTATATTTTGCAGGTTTAATAGTAAGAGCTATATTTTTTAGCACTAGATATGCTGGTTTTGCTACTATTATCTTAATTATCATTATTATACCATTAGTATTCTTCATATGTATTTTAAAAGGATTCTTTGTATTACTAATAACCGCTGTTATTATAATATTAGGCACTATTGTTTATTTAATTGACCAAATATTAAATGCATTATATAACAAAGCGACTAAAGAAGATTCTTCTAATAGTGAAAATAATGATAATAGCACATTAGTAAAAAAAATTAATAATAATAATATATTTTCTAAATTTATTTATAGAAGATTTATAGCTTGTGAGAATAATCCCCATTCATGGTATAAAAATAGTAGATATGATTTAGAAAATAAAAGCTCAAGAGGTTTCTTTTGTAGGAAACCTTGTGCAACTAATTATAGATTATCAGATGATTCTAATTTCTGTGAGAAGGCTCCTACTAATGTTCCTTATTATTGTCCACAACCTTTATTATTTAGATACTATAGAAATGAAACTGTATATGGAATAAATCATATGGAAAAGTTTATAAGTAATAATTATCCAGTTTTATTATTATCAGATAATAATAAACAAATTGAATTTATCAATAAATTTAAAAAAGATAAACAAGAATATTATAATAGCTGTATGAATCCAAATAATACCTTTTATAAAAAATATAATCCAATTGCTAAAAATGTATGTGCGTATGGTAATTCAAATATTTATAATTCAACTGATAGTAGTGAAACCAAAAATATTAAAAATAATATCAGTTTAATATGTAAACAAACTTATTGTGAAAATGGTAATTATGAAAATTTCTGTTATAAATATGATAACATTAAAGATAATTCTACTACTAATATTATAAATGATAATAATAAATTAACTAAATATCTTAAATATTTAATATTTATTATATTAATATTCTCATTTAGTAGTTACTTTATTAATCTAATCAATAGTGTAACTCATGGACACAATATTAAAAATCCTCTTAATATTAACTTATTAGATAAAATATCTACTTTAGATTATGGTAATATGGCTTTATTACCAAATAGAATGAGAACATTTGCAAATAAAGTAAATAATTTTATGACTCCTCGATATAGAACTGGTAGAAGATAATAATATTTAAAATATTATATAAATTTTTTTATAATTATAATTATTTATAATTATTATTAAAAATTATTTTTTATTAAAATTTTATATAAATTATTTTTTATTAAATTTATTTTACATTTCCATTGCACTAGATTCGCTTGCATCTGGTGCAGGCTGATTATTATTAGAAGTATTTCTCTTCATATTAAAATTACGTGTATTTCTATAAATTTGATTATCGCATAATAGAGGGCCTCCAAATACACCAGTTATATTAGCACCTTGAAGGCCATTTGTTCCTTGCTCTACATCTAGAGAAATATATTCACCTTTCGTAAGAGTGCGGAAATTAGAATTCTTTGGCTTAATACCACTATGATGAATAAAAATATCCTTGCCTTTATTATCTCCTTCACTTACAATTGTAGCAAATCCATATCCAATTTTACTATTAAACCATTTACAGTTACCAATATATTGACCAAAAGTTGTTGATTGTTCAAATGTTTCCATATCTGTCATTTTTATAAATTATTATGTTAAAACTTTTAAATAAATTTTGTTATATTTATTTAATAAATATGAATAAACTCGTGCTATTTTTAATTACTCTTATAATTATTATATATATTAACTATTATAATAAATATAATAAAAATTTTCAAATAATTCAATTAACTTCTGATAAAATTAATCAAGATATATTACATGAAAAATTACCTATTCTTTTAGAAGACCCTATTAGTAATCCAAATGATTTTATATATGTTCTTTTTACCTATGAATATATATTCAAAAAATATTTTAAATATAATAAAAATAAATTTTCTAATAATGTTAATAAAAATTTAGCACATTATTTAATATTTTATAACTCTTCTGATAATGAAATCCCTATATTTATTTCACATCCTAAACATCACACTAATTTTAAATTTAATAAAAATAATAAATATTTTTATAAAATATCAGACTATGTTGTTGATGATACTAATGATATAAATGATACACAATTTGTTCAACTTTCTATTAAACCTAAACAATTATTTATATTACCATCATATTGGTTATTTTATGTAAATCATAATATAGATACTTATTTCTTATATGGTGCTTTCAATTTATTATTAGCATTTTCTAAAATATGTTTTTAAACTTTATTTAATAAAGGATTGACTATATTCTTCTGTTTTAAAATCTTTTTTAATAATGTTTTTAAACTATCTTTATTAATAGAAGTTCTTTTAATTGCTTCTGAATCTAATTTAGTTTTAACTAATAAATATAAATATTGTGGAGATACTTTATTATATTCTACATTTTTATATTCAACTTTAAATATTTCATTATCTTTATTATATAATCTTAAATAGGTTATATATTGCCATATATATCTCTTATTTATATCATCTATATTCTTGATATTTCCTTTTTTATTAAATCTATTGTTTAATAACATAAATTTAATTGGACATTCTCCCTTTAAACAATCTTGTCTTTTTGTTAATGGTTTAAATTCTGTTCCAAATAATTTACTATTATCATAAGTTAAACTATCTAAAAATTTATTAAATTTCTTATCATCTAATAATTTTGTTAATTTTTTTTCTGATTGAACTTTAGTAGGTATAACTTTACTTCTCTTTTTCTTTCTCTCCATTACTTTCTTCTCATTTTTTAATTCATTCTTAATTATTTGCGCTTTTATTTGTTGTTCTTTTGTTTGTTGTTTAGTTTGAGATTTAACTTGTTGTTTAGTTTGAGGTTTAACTTGTTGTTTGGGTTGAGGTTTAACTTGTTGTTTAGTTTGAGGTTTAACTTGTTGTTTGGTTTGAGGTTTAACTTGTTGTTTGGGTTGAGATTTAACTTGTTGTTTGGGTTGAGATTTAACTTGTTGTTTAGGAGGTGATACAATAACATACTCGGTTCTCTTTGTTACTAATTCAGGTTGTTGTGAAATAGGTTGAGGTTGTTGTGCTATTGGTTGGGGTTGTTGTGCTATTGGTTGGGGTTGTTGTGTAAATTGTTCAGTAGGTTGAGGTTGTTGTTGCATTATTATTTGTTGATGCATTGGTGTTGGTGTAATTGGAACAATTCCTGGTAATGTAGTACTAGGTATTTGTGACACATTCTCTAAATTTTGATATTTTTTAACATTATTAGGTCTTACATTATTTACTTGATTATTAGGTCTTACATTATTTTTTTGATTATTAGTTCTTACATTTTTAGATAAAGTATTTACTTGATTATTAGGTCTTACATTTTTAGATAAAGTATTTACTTGATTATTAGGTCTTACATTTTTAGATAAAGTATTTACTTGATTATTAGGTCTTATATTTTTAGATAAAGTATTTACTTGATTATTAGGTCTTACATTTTTAGATAGAGTATTTACTTGATTATTAGGTCTTACATTTTTAGATAAAGTATTTACTTGATTATTAGGTCTTACATTTTTAGATAGAGTATTTACTTGATTATTAGGTCTTACATTATTTTTTTGATTATTTGTTGGATTGCTTGCTTGATTATTAAATTGATTATTTGTTGGATTGCTTGCTTGATTGTTATTAAATTGATTTGTTGGATTGCTTGCTTGATTATTAAATTGATTATTTGTTTGATTATTTGTTTTATTACTTACAACACTATTCATTTTATTATTATAATTATTATTCATATTATTATTCATATTATTCATATTATTATTCATATAATCAGTTTCACTAGTAATTTGACTAATACTAGAATTTTGACTAATACTACTATTATTTCTTCTTTTACTATTATTTTGACTAATACTACTACTATTATTTCTTCTTTTACTATTATTTTGACTAATACTACTACTATTATTTTGACTAATACTACTACTATTATTTCTTCTTTTACTATTATTTTGACTAATACTACTACTATTATTTCTTCTTTTACTATTATTTTGACTAATAATACTAATATTATTGTTTCTATTTCTATTAGTATTACTTTCACTAGTAATTTGACTAATATTATTTCTTAAATTATTAGAAGTTTTTGTATTACTTTCATTTATTGAAGATACATAATTATTTTCATTATTTTGATACTCTTCTTGAGTAATACTATTATTACTAGTTTTAGCATTATTAAATCCTAATAATGAAGATGAATTTGAACTTAAAACTGATTTAGTATTATTATGTGGTTGTATTAGTGTATTTATATTATTAATTAAACTAAGATTTTTACTATTACTACGATTTTCACTATTACTACTATTTTCTATTGAACCTTTACTTTGCATATTATTTGCTTCTATATCATCTTTAAAATAAGTTTCATAAATATCTAAGTCTGAATATCTTTTATTTATTGTTTTTTTTTTTAGAGTTTCTTTTATATCCTCTTCTAAATCCTTGTTTAAGTTAAATGTAAAAACTAATCTGTTAGTTATAATGTCTGTAATTTCGAGAGAAAAAGGTATTTTATTTTTTTTTGTAAAATTAACATTTTTTTCTCTCTTTAAATTATCATATTGAATTTTTAAATTATCTGATTTATTCGTTAAATATGTATATTGAATACTATTAATTATATTATCTGATATATGATTTATTAAAATATCTTTATATTTTTTCGGATTTTCATTAAATTTATTTTTTATAGAAAATATTTTCTCTTCTAGTCTACGATTTTTATGATAAAGTTTTTTTAATTCTAAATCAATTTTATTTATATTAGATTCAATCTGTTCTAATTTTTTGTATTCTTCTTCTTTTTTTTTTTCTTCTTTTTTGTATAGTTCTTCTTTTATTTTATCTTTTTCTTTTTTTTCCTTTCTCTCAACTTTTTTTTGTTTTTTTAAAGTATTTATTAAGGTATTATCTAAACTATTCTTATTTAATAATTCTTTTAAATATTCTTTTAATTTATCATTGACTTCTTTATATTTTGTATTTAATTTTATATCTTCTATAAGCTCATTTTTTTCATCAGATGTTAAATTTTTAATATGATTTATAAATCTTTTAGAAAATTTTTTATCTCTTTCTTCTAACTTACCAAATACATTAATTCTGTTTTCTATCAATTTATTAAGAAAATCTTCATTAAATTTATTATTAAAAGCCTTAATTAGTTGTTCATTATTTAATGTTTTAATTTCTTCAGTAAGTTCTTTTTTTTGTGCTTCATATTTATCTTTTTTAAATTCATCTAAATATTCATCTAAATTTGGATATAAAGACTCTATATTTTCATTATTTATTAAAGTATTAGATACATCAGATTTATCTTTTATATCTCTAAATAAATATTTATAATTATATACATAATCATATTTAGTAATATCAAAAGATATAGAAGTATCTTTCTTAGTATCCTTTCTTGTATGTGGTAAAATATTAGATACTGAAATTAATTCTTTATCATCTTGTAAATCTTCATATTCTGATACTAATTGTGCTAATAATGCTTTATCTTCTTCAGATAATTGAAAATTTTCACTATCTTTTAAATTTTCAAATCTTTCAATTAAATCTTCTACTGATGCTGGTGTAGTTTCTACTGATGCTGATGTAGTTTTAATATTTGATAAATTTATATTATTTAATAATTCTTTAAATCTTTGAAGTAATTCTTCATCTTTTTGTTTACTACTTTCTTCTAATTGTTTTTTTAATTGATTTTGTTTCTTAATAAGTTCTTTTTTTTTTTTTCTATTATCTAAATCTAATATAAAACCCCTATCTAAGCCATATAATTTTTCTAATAATTTAACTCTTTCAGATGCTTCGCTTTCATTTACAAATTCATCTTTTATTTCCTCAATTTTTTCTTCATTTTTTATATATCGTCCAGTTAAAATAGTTCTATTTTTATGATTAGTTAAGAAATAATCAAATAAAGCTGTTCTTTCTCTTAATGTATTTTGGGTTTCACCTCCTGATAATTGTTCACCTATATAATTAACTTTAAAATTAGCTTCATAAAAGGTATCTTGAAAAACATTACCATTTTTTTTTGAAATATATAATGCTGCCATTATTTTAATATTATATTATATTTTAATTAAATTTCTAATAATTTTTTATTATATTTACATCATTCTTAAATGATGCACTAAATATTCTCTCATTACAATCTAACTCTATCGGCTTACTACTATTTATTATCATTGAACTCTTATTACGTTCTACTTTATTATTTTTACTTCTCAATTTTTTATTATCATAATCAAATAAATTATATAAATAAGACATTTTCTCATCTATTATATCTTCTTCTGTTTTAACATTTTTATTATCATTCTCATTATTTGTATCCTCACTATTTTTTCTTTCCTGTTTTTTCATCTCCTTCTCCTTTTTTTTATCTTCTCTCATTTTAATTTTATTCTTATCTATACCATAATAATCTAATAATTGCTTATATATACTATTTATACCATTTATATCTATATTTGTATTCTTATTTTTAATAGTATATCCTTTATTAGTTAATATCATTTCAAATAATAAAAATATTAATGAAGACCTTTGCATAATATTACTTTTCTTTAATTTCCAATTAAATATTTCATAACAAATATCAAAAGTATTATCTAATTTAGGATTATTAATAAATTTTTTATAAATTTTAAATAATTCAAATAATAAAATAATTATATTATCTTTAAAATTTTCATTAATAGTTTCAATATTTTTTAATAATTGTATTTTTTTAAATTTATTAATAATTGTATTTAAAAGAGAAAAAGTTTTATTTAGATTATTAGAAGATATATAAAATATAAGTTCAAGAAAATAGTTATGAGTTTCTTTTGGTAAATATTGAGAAATTGTTATAAATGCTTCTCTATGAATATCAATTATATTTTTTAATAAAAAATTTTTTTCAATAGATAATGCTACTTCATATCCTTTTATAAAATATTTTGAATTAGATTTTTCTAAATATTGTAATTGATTCGATAAAATATTAAAATGGAATTTTTCTTGAACCAAAAATATTTTATTAAAATTTTTTATAATTTCTATACAATTTGATAGATTCTTTATTATTGATATATCATTTATATAAAATTCAAAATACATCTCTATTATTATTTCTAACAATAATTGCGCTTGATTATTACATATAAAATCAGAAGTATATAACTGGACATTATTATCATCTTTCGCAAATATAGCAATTTTATAGTTTTCTATCATAGTTTTTTTATTTACATTTAAAGTATTCCAATTTCTCATACTTAATTTAAATTTATAAAATTTTAAAAAATAAATATTTATACATAAAATTTATATAAGAACTATGAAATGCCAATATTGTAATAAAAAACATGGTTTATTATTAGACTGTAAATATTGCAAAAAAGAATTATGCTCACGATGCATTAACTTAGAAACTCATAAATGTGCTAATCTTAATGATTATAAAAAACGTAAACGTAAAGAATTAGAAGATAAACTATTATCTGAAAAAACTGAAGATATCAAAGTTATTAAAATTTAAGATTTATTATCATTTACATATATATGCTCCCATATAATTTTCCATTTATTCATAAAATTTTCTAACTCCTCTTTATTATTCGCATTTTTTCTAAATTCTTTACAAACCTTAGAAAAATCATCCAATATTTCCTTATTGAAATCCATATCTTTCAATTTAATAAAAAAATTATTTTTTATTAAAATTTTATAATTTATTCTTTCTCTTCTTTTTTTTAGTAAATTTTGGATATTCCATTAAACTTGATAACAATAATAGAGAATTTAATATGATGATATCCATTTGTAAATATAAAATAAATTTTAATAAAAAATTTAATTCAAATTTTAAAATTTGATTTTATTTAAATATTATTATAGTATATTATAAAATGCCAGAAATAGAACCTTTGCTTACTGAGACAAAAAATAGACATGTTATTTTCCCTATAAATTATGATGATATATGGAGCATGTATAAAAAACATGTTTCTACTTACTGGACTGTTGAAGAAATAGATTTCTCTAAAGATGGAACTGATTGGGCAAAATTATCAGAAGATGAACAATACTTTATTAAAAATGTTTTAGCATTTTTTGCTGCAAGTGATGGTATTGTTAATGAAAATCTTGTTCTACGCTTTATGTCCGAAATAAAAGTTCCAGAGGTTCTAGCATTTTATAGTTTTCAGAATGCTATTGAAACTGTGCATTCAGAAACATATTCATTACTAATTGATACATATATTAAAGATGATATTGAAAAATCTAAATTACTTAATGCTGTTGAGACTATACCATGTATTAAAAAGAAAGCTGATTGGGCTATGAAATGGATTGAAAGCACTGATGACAATTTTGCAACTAGACTTGTTGCATTCGCATGCATCGAAGGAATCTTCTTTTCTGGTGCATTTTGCGCCATTTATTGGATTAAAGAAAGAGGTTTAATGCATGGTCTTACATTTAGTAATGAACTTATTAGTAGAGATGAATCACTTCATACAGAATTTGCAATATTACTTTATTCTCATATAAAGAATAAACTAAGTGAAGAAAAAATACATAGTATTATTAAAGAAGCTGTTAATATTGAAAAAGAATTCATAATTGATAGTCTTCCTTGTCGACTTCTTGGTATGAACAGCGATTTAATGTCTGAATATATTGAATTTGTTTCTGATAGAATCTGCATTCAATTAGGTTATAATAAAATATATAATGTAAGTAATCCTTTCGATTTTATGGACAGAATTAGTTTAGAAGATAAACAAAACTTTTTTGAAGTTAGAGTAAGCAATTATAGTAAAGCTGAATTACATAATAATGAAAATAGTAAATTAGATTTTAATATGGAAGACGATTTTTAATATACTTTAATATGATATATAGCCTGTAGTATAGCATCTGATAAATCATCTTTTTTTTTACTATCATTAAAAAATTTAATATAGTTTTCTGAATTATTTATTTTTTCATCTAAAACTTTATAAGTATATAAAATTGCTAATTTTTTATTACGCATATATTTAGTCTTTATTTTTAATATATCCTCATTATTATTAATCTCTGTAAACGTTTTACCTATTTTTAATTTATTAGAAGCATTAATCAATTTAATTAAATTTATTTCTCTATTTAATAAAATTTTTTGATATTGAAAAAATGAAAATATTATCATTTGTATTGATTTCATTACTGGATTCTTTAAAACTGGCTGATTCTCTAATAATACTTCCGTAATTTTATAACTATAAAAATGACTATTTAAACTTCTATATAATCTATTAGTTATCTCATCCAATGAAATATTCTTACATTTCTCATTATCTTTCACTAAATTTATAATATCCCATCTTATTATATTTATTTCATTATCATCTTGATTTATTAAACAATATGCTAGGTTTTTAATACCTATATCAAATGATAATATCATTATTTATTATAAATATAAATAAAAAAACACTTAAATAGATTTTAGTAAATTTAATAATTTTACATAACTTATATTGGTTATATTATGTTTAAACACCTTATAATATATATTCCATACATTATCATTTACATATTTTTTATTATTATTTTCTACATACACATATCTTATTCTTAAAAAATTATAATATCGAGAATAAAAACCATTTATATCAGGTGAATGCTTCAAATTTAAAATATGCTCTATTACCGGATAAAATCTCCTAATCACATTCTTATTCATATTTGATAAATAATCTGTTTGATTCATATAATTATATGGCTTCACTTTAATCTGTTTACTATTTTCTAATAAAACATTCTTTGTATCATCAAATAACATTATATATTTTAAATTATCCACATTATCCATATTATATTTATTCTTTAAAGATTTAAAAATTAATGGCTTTATAACCTTTATCGATTTTCGTAATTGATTATTTTTAATAACTATATTATTTCTTGTTAATAATGGTCTATTAAATTTATAATTTAGAATTTTCTCAATTACCGGTATTATCGTTTTTGCCCATTTATCATCTGATGCAGTATATATAAATACTTCTACATTCTCATATGTCTTCAATAAATTTATAAACTTTTGTAAATATGGCCTTATTATACCATTTCTTAACTCATTCTCTAATTTTTTTTTGTTATAAGGAATCTTCTTCTGCCCTAATGTTTGCAATTCTACATTAATATTATTTATTATTGAATATTCTTCCACCTGAGGAGATACATCACCTATTAAAGTTTTATCTAAATCTAATAAAACCACTATTGGATATATTTTACATGTATTATTATACATTATAAGCTTAATTAATAATAATATAATAATTAATAATAAAAAATATCTATAATATCTACTTATCATCTTATACTAAAATATCATTTTTTAAATTCTCAAATTCCTTATATAAATTATATATATCATATTGTTTTATATTTTCATCTATATTATTTATCTTATAATACTCTAAATTATTTTTATTTATATTAACTTTAATTTCATTTAATGCATTATCTGTAAAATTTATTAAATTTAAATAACAATTTTTTATAGTTATCTTCTGAAAACATATATTAATATTATCTGTTTTGCAATGTAATAAATCATTTGTATCTACATAACACAATTTCTTCCAAAATTTTACTGCCCTCTTATTCCATGTCTTCCTTAATAATATATTTCTCATACCACTTATTATACTCTTAATATTATTATCTTTAATTTCCATTGTATTATTATTATTCTTATAGTGACCATTTAAATCATATTGATTTATATATGATTGAAATATTTTATAATTTAATTTTCCTTTACAATTCTTTGATTTTTCTATTATATACACATGACCAGGAAACCAACCATTCTTTTTATTTGTTGTATTTTTCATAGTTGTATGTGTTAATAATATATAATAAAACTGTCTTTTATTAAATTTATTATCAAGAATATTTTTCTCTAGTTTATCTAATATCTGTTTTTTTTTCTCTATTTTTTTTTCATAAGTTTTTATTTTATTATATCTATTATTAATATTATCAGTATCACAATAATTTACTTTTGTTTTAATATCATTTTCACTACCTAATATATATACAAGCATTACAGCTGTATTTAAACATTTAGTAGTCTTTAATTTCATATTATAATCATCTAATGATACCGATAAATATTGAAAAATAGCTATTAAATATTTTAATATATATTTTGTTACATCACAATCACTCATACATACTTTATTATCACTCATTATTAATTTAAAACAATAAAAATAAAATATTTATTTATTATAAAATGTTTGGTGAAATATTCTCACTCAAAAATATTTTAATATTAGGTGTTATCATTGGCGTAATTACATTAGGTTTCTCTTCTATTAATAAAGATAAAGAACTTGAAACTAAAGAAAAATTTGAACAAAATGAGTTAAAAGAGATGTTTAAACAAACAAATGAAAATGTAAAAGATATTAATTCTAAATTAAATAGTTTAACTGAATTAATTAAAAAAGATAATCATAAAAATAAAGAAACATTTACAAAAAAAAAATTAACTAAATCTAAAGATAAAAAATTAAAAAAGAAGGAAGTTGAAGATAATGTAGAAAGCTATAAAGATTATATGCTTCTTTAATTTTAATAAAAAATATTTTTTATTAAAAATTTATTTTATTTTAATTTTTTCAATCATACCTGCTTTTCTCTTTTTTGGTTCTATATATTTTAATTTTAAAAATTTAAATATATCCTCTTCCGTCTCAAATTCTTTATTATTATTCTTCACAAATTCTCCATCTTTCTTTAAACCATATTCATTTAATGAATATCCTAAAGATAATGCATGATTTCTCATCTCTACATTAAAATCACCACTTCCTGTAAAATATAATAATGCAAATGGATAATTCTCACTATATATCATATCTATCCTTCTATGCACATCTTTATTATCCAATTTAGATATTCCCATAAATTTTTTATCCCCTTTCGCTAAAGTTTCCTTTATATAACCTTCTTTCAATAATTTTTTTATTATTTTATTAAATAATTTTTTATCATTATTCTTCGCAGTAAATAATATATCTATATCACCACTACTACTTTCTCCTCTTCTATTTGAACCTGTCACTTCATACTTTAATTGTCCATCTTTATCTATCTCATTTATACATCTCTTAATATACTTTTTATGTTCTTCTATCTCCTCCGATGGTATTCTCTTCTCTAACTCCTTATAATACTTTAATCCTATCTTCTGCTTCTTATTCAATAAATCATCGTCTTCTTCTAATTTTTTCTTTAAATCTGTAATAGATTTAATTCCTTTTTTATTTATAAGTTCTTTTGCTTTAGTAGGACCAATTCCATAAATTTTAGATAATTCTTTATATATGGTTGAATAATTATCAATTTGTTCAATTTCTTTAATTTTACCAGTATCTAAATATTCAAGAATTTTATTATATATACTACCCTTCTTCGTCAAATTAGGAATATCATCTAAATCTTTTACTTCATTTATTTCACCATCATACCTTCTTAACACTCCTATTACATTATTATATGCTCTCACCTTAAATGTCTCATTCTTTGATTTCTTATCATCTAACAATATTGTTAGAACCTTTATCAATTCTTCCTTCTTCGTCATTTTTACATTTATTTCATTTTATTTTTTCAAATTTTTAAACCTTCTATTATACATATACTATTTATATTATTATAGATGGTCATATAAAATGTGAAAGCTACTATGTATATATACATTTAATCTACTAAAGATGACCTCTTCTAATTTACAAGATAAAGTGCTTACTATAAGCACATCTTATAATGGGTTTAAGATAACTGATGATATTAGTTATCATATATTGCATGTTGGAGAGGTAAATTCGTGGTATCCTAGACAGTGTTCTGAGGAAGAAAGTAAGTTGTTTGATATTAATGGAAAGACAACTACTAAAGATAATAAACAGATGACTGTTAAAATTTTCGATAAATTGAATATTTATCTAACACTTAAAATGTCAAATAAGGATGGAGTAAATATTACTGAATTAGGTATCATGTTTATTAAAAACTATAACTTGTTTGATAATTTGTATAAATTAAAAAAAAAAAGTTATGTGTTTGGAGATATTCAAAAGATAGAGAGTAAATTAAATGCGAATACAAATAATATTAGATTATTGTATAATTCTAATATTGATAGGCCATTTAATTATTTGAACTATCATATAAGATTATTTAGTTATCTAAATAACTGTTATTATATATCTCCAAATTATGTAAATATTACTATATTTGATATGCACGAAAATAATATTACTCGAAACCTGTATAAGAATAGATATAATGAGATATTATCAGTTGAGAGTTCTACAATAATTCCAGAAACACCAAAAAAAAAGAAAAGGAAATGTATGTAATATACATATTTTTTATTAAAAACTTTTTATTGGTTTATTTTCAATTATATCTTTTATCTTAAATTTTAATTTCATATTATTTTTGAAATTAGTATTATTTATATAATTGTTTAACTCCTCCTTTATATTATCCTCCAAAAATTTAACATAATTTATAATTTGTAAAATATCTAAAAATGTATCATTACTATAATCTTTATATTTCATTATAATCATATTAAATCTTTCTATCGTAATATCAATTAAATTATTTTTTATTAAATTTAAAACTAATAATATTAATCCTTTCAATTTTTTCTTCTTCTTATTAGTATCACAAAAATCATCATACTCTAATTTTGATATATCATCATTATTTAATAATAAATCAAAATCATAATTATCAAATATACTTATTATCTTCTCAGTTATATATTCCTTCCTTTCTATATCACATATCAATTCTTTATACAAACTTAAATATATATCTATATAATTAGATTGTTTTATCGATATATCTATCAATTTATCAATAACTAATTTGTAATTATCATTATTTATGTTATAAATAATTTTATTTTTTAATAAATTATAATTATCATTTGTTATTTTATTTAATTGACTAAGTATAATTTTATCATCAGTTTTTTTAACATATCTTTGAGTATTATTATAATATCTTCTTTTGTGATAATTATTATTTTTTTTAGGAGTATGTTTAAAACATGAATAATTGGTAGTTAAATTTTTTATTTTTTTTATTAAATTTTCATCAATCATAGAAAATTTAATTTTTTTTTGTATACTAGAAAAATAACTTTCATTGTATATAGTAATATTCATTTAAGAGTAATTAATTTATAATTTAATAGAATAGAATATTTAAATGAATTTGGATAATAAAAATAATGAAGTAATAGATATAATTGCTACAATTTATGAAAATTATAATATTTATAAATCAATATTTATAGTAAATGATGAATTATATGATGATATTATCAAAAATTTGGAAAAAAATGAGTATCCTGTTAGTGGATATGAAAATTTAGAAAAATTTAAAAATAATCAAACTAGAATCTTAGTTATAAAAGATATTGATTCTGATAAATTATTCTTATATGAAAATACAATACATTTTAAAGAATATATTAATATGATTATATTTATAGATACACCTAAATTTATAGAAACTAATACATATTATAAATTATTATTAAAAAATAATATAAATAATATTAATATTATACAAATTTAAAATTTAATTTTTTTAAATTTTTATATATTTATTATATAAAAAATGAAAGCCGTTACTAAAATGCTCAAAAAAATTAATAGTCAACATGTTCTACTTGCTTTAGTTCTTGTAGTTGTATTATTTTCATGTAAATGTACTATGAATTGGTTAAATAAAGAACATTATGAAGAAGTTCCTAAAGGTTTTGATGGTGAAAGAGTTGTATTTGCTCTTGCTAGCTGGTGTGGTCACTGCAAAAAACTTAAAGAATCTGGTGTTGTAGATGAACTTAAAGAAGACCCTGATGTTCCTGTCGAAGTAAATGAAGATGATGAAGAAGCTAACAAAAAATATGAAGTTCAAGGTTTCCCTACAATCCTTAAAGTTAAAGAAGATGGTGAACAAGTTCCCTTCAAAGGTCCTAGAACTGCTGAAGCTATCAAAGAATTCTTCAACAAAAACTAATTCTCATAATAATTCTTAAACTTCTTATATCCTATTTCATAATATTTATCCACATTATTTTTATCAATTTTCATCTCTAAATCATCTAATGAAAAATTTATATCATTTAAACCACTATCTTCAAAATCTATATAACATATATTATACTTATCCTTGTTTCTCTCTATATTATCATATGACAATTTTGTCATCACAGAAAATAATATATTACTCATATAATTTATTATATTATTATTATCCTTTTTATAATTTGTAATAACACTTATACCAATAGTTTCATTATAATATTTTTCAAAATAATCTAGAGGGAAATTGGAGTATATGCCTCCATCGATATATAGATTATCATTAAATAGAATAGGTTTATATAGTATAGGTATACAGCTAGTAATTAATAATGCTTGTATAATATCCATATTAGGGAACGTATCAATAGAGAAGTAATCTAGAGATTGAGTAGTAATATTGGCACCAGTAATTATAAGATTGTAACCATATTTTTTGCAAAATTCGATAAATGTAATTGATTCTAAATTAGATTTAGAGTATAAATATTTACGTAAAATTTTTTCATTTTTTTTTGTATTATCAATACCAAGTTCGTAATATATATTTGTAATATTTTGAATATTAATATTAGTTAAGAAATCTAATTCATTTAATAGGATATTTTTAATATCATTAGAAGAGTAACCAATTAATAAAAAAAATAGGATGATAGCTCCGCCACTAGTTCCAATATAATTTTTAAAATTTTTTATTAAATTTTTTTCTTCTAAATATTTTATTGCACCTAATAATGATACTGATTTTATAGCACCTCCACTTAATACTAAATTTGAATACATTAATGTTAGTTTATCTTTTAAATTTTATATAATTATATTAAATAACTTTAAATAATGAAAAATACTAAAATTAATATTTATGACCTTTATAGAAATATTAATGAAGTTAAAGAAAAAAGAAATAATTCTTATAATGAAGTATTACAATTAATACATGAAAGAATTAAAAAGGCTTCATTAAAAGAGCAATATAAATTAGTATATGATGTTCCTGAATATTTATTTGGAGTTCCATCTTATAATTTAAATAATTGTGTAGCATATTTAATAAAAGAATTAAGGAGTAATGGATTTTTAGTAAAATATTATTTTCCTAAAATATTGTATATTAGTTGGGACCCTGTAGAAATTACAAACTACAAAAAAGAAAAAAAATTAATAGCTAAAAAATTTAAAAATATTCAACAAAACAAAATGAAAATTGATGATAATAAAATTGATTATATAAATAATGATACTAATGTTTCTGATTATCATCAAAATCATCCCGATTTATCTCCTTCACTAAATACTCAACATACCACATCCGTATTTAAACCTATCCTTAATTATGACCCTAATGTTATTCCTACCTATAATTATTACGCTTATTCTACTTTAAATAATAATCTAACAAATGATAATTTTTATATAACTAATCAGAGTAATGAGAAAGAGATGACAAGAGAGTATATTAGAACACCAGAGCATTTAAATAATATTAAAATGTTAGAAGATAAGAGAAATATAGAGATAAAACAGGAAGAAACATATCAAAAGGATATATTAGATTATTATAAGGAGGAAGAAGAAATTCCATTTAAAAATTCTATAAAGAAGCATAATAGTAATGGTAAATTTATATTAGATTTAAGTTAAATTTTTAATAATAAATTATATTTATTAATATTAAATGGCATCTTATGCTACAATAAATGAAGCATATGGAAAAAATTTTAGTAAAAAGAAGAAGAAAAATGGAAGTGGAAGTAGTAAAAAACAATCAGCTTGTCATTATTATGCAAAAAGGTATTCTGATACAGAGAAAGAGCAGAAACCTTTTAATATAGAGGGTTTAGATAAATCTGATATGTATTCATCATTTGATAAAAATTCTTCAAATGAAGTATATGATTTATATGCGTCAAGACAAGATTTTATAAAGGCGAATAAGGATAAAATAAATGATTGTGATATTAAAGAGGAACAAGATTATTTTGATAAATTATATAAAGAGCATGATTTTAGACCAATGATGAGTAGAGATGGTGATAATTTTATGAAGGTTGAGCCTACTGAATATGAACCAGTTGATTTTGATAATTCTATTAATAGGTCTATTACATCTGATTTATCTTTTGATGTAGATGATTCAATTAGTGTAACAACTTCTATGAAGCCTGAGCAAGGAAGTGTAGCTAAATCAGTGGTTGGTTCAGAGGGTTCAGAAGTTAAAAGAGGAAGTGATTTAGAGGGTTCAGAAGTTAAAAGAGGAAGTGGTTCAGCTGTAATATCGGAAAAAGCTCCTAAAACTGATTATGAATCTGATAAACATTATATGGATTTAGGATTATATTTAATTAGTGGAATATTATTAATATTTATTTTAGAGCAATTTGTTCAAATAGGAGGTATGTTAAGAAGTAATCGTATGAATAGATTAAATACATATGGTGGAGCTGAAGGTAATTTGAATAATTATCAACCTCCACCAATGTATTATCCACCTCCTCCTAATATGTATTATGGTAATCCTAACTATATGTATCAACCTCAATCTAATCAATAATTTTTATTTTCATTTTTTTATAATTATCTATATTTAAATAAATAATGTTCGATATTAGCAAATTAGATAATAATAAACTTTTAGCCGGAATCTCTATCATTATGCTTAATATTGGTAGTAGATATTTAGTTTTAGATTTAAGTGAAAATACTAAACAATTATTACAATTAAGTATAATAAGAAGATTAACTTTATTTTGTATATTTTATTTAGGTACAAGAAATTTCAAGATGTCAGTATTGTTAACAGCGGGATTTATAATAATAAGTGCGGGTTTATTTAATGAGAAGTCAATGTTTTGTGTATTACCAGTAGATAATAATAATAATATAAAAAAGAAGAAGGTTCCAGTAACGATAGATGAATATAAAAAGGCATTAGAAACTATTAATAACTATAATAATATGTAAAAAAAATATCTGATTATTATAAAATGATACCATTATTAAATTTTGTGGCAATTGTTTTATTAATATTCGTTACATCATATCTTTTTATAGAGATATATAATATTAAAGTATATTTAGATTCAAATGAAAATCAGTTATCAAATTTAGTTCAAGATATAAATTATAATAATTATATATTAAAGCAAAAAATTCCAGAACTTAAAGAAACAATATAAAAGTATTTAAAAAATCAATTACTTATTTTTATAAAATGCAATTAGTATTAGATGAACTAAATAAATTGGATTTTAGTCAACCATTATCAGTTAAAAATATTAGAAGACAAATTAGAATTAATAATAAATATGTTAATAAATTTTATATGATAAAAGTTTTACATAAAAGTGATTTATATAGAAATGTAGAACCATATGAAGTAGGTAGTGGTAAAGATAAAGTTAATGTTTGGACTAGAGTATAAAATATAATATATATATTTTTTATAAAAATTATTTTTTTAATTTTAATATACTAATCTTAAAGTTATATTTAATTTGAGTAAGCAAGTCCGCCCATACCCGACATAACTCTAAGAACATTGTAGTTAACAGCATAAATGTTATCAGTAGATGCTAAGTTAGCATTAGTGATAAGACGAGCATTATCAATTCTAGAAAAGTTGCAAGTTCCGGAAGGTTGGTGTTCTTCGGGTTTAAGAGCGAATGAATAAACATTAATTTTTTTGTTTAAATTGGAGCATCTGGATACAGAGTCTTGAACACGAGCAATAATTCTAACACTTAAACCATCTCCATCAGTTAATGCGGTAAATAAGTTCGCAGGAATTGCAGTATTAAATGTAAATGTAGGGTCAGTGGCATCATCACTAGATGCTACTTGAACAATATGAGTATCAACCGCGTCAGCACCTCCTGCTAATGCAGCATCATGACCACCAACTGTTACTAGTAATACATCACCTAGTTTTACAGGAACTGCTGCAATATCAACTGAATCAAATTTAATTGTTGTTGCTGTTAAAGCGGCAGCATTATCACTAACTGTTGAGTTATGTGTAAGAATAGTTGTTTCAATTGGAGCTACCATCACTGGTTTATCGCTCATTGGAACATTGACTCCTGGAACAGCAGTGTGGTGGTCAATTGGTTGACGAAGCTGGAAGTATTCTTCTTCTTGAGCTGCAAAACGGTCGTGACCATTAAGTTGAAGTTTAGCAGTTCCATAAGTATTTACAGCACCTGAAGTCCAAACAAGCTCTTTAACAGGATGATTGAAATTAAGTTTTTGTGAAGTTGATACACTTGCTGTTTCTCTTTGTAATTGTTCAATAAGATATTCGTGTGATACTTGAGCGAAACGGCGGCGTTCATCAGTATCAAGATAGATGTAGTCAGCCCAGAGTTTGACACCAGCAGTTCCAGTAGCTGTACCTAAAACAATTTTAATTTTAACTTCGTGATATTGAAGAGCAATAAGAGGAAGAGCAAGACCTGGATTGCGATTGAACCAGAACTGAAGAGGAATTTGAACCATACCTACAGGACTGAGACCATGTGAAAGTGCACCAGTCATATTTTTGTATCCAAGAGCTTTCGAGTCTGGTGTAGAAAGTTCAGCCCATACTTGTAACCACTCTTTGTAGTGTCTGTCAATTCTTTGACCACCTATTTCAACATCTACTTGTTCAACAATTGAATCACCTGCTGTAATAGTAGAAGTTGATGAAGTAACATACATTTTTCCTACAAGATCACCATTACGTGATACAGTTGCAGTTACAGATGCACCATTACCAACACTACCTGAAAGTGTTTGCTCAACACATTCCATCGCGAAGTTGGTGTGTCTGCGGTATACAACTTTGAAAAAAGTAATTTGTGGATTACCGGTAAGATAAATATCTTGAGCGCCATAAGCAACAAGTTGCATTAATCCTCCTCCCATTTTATATTATAATATATAATAAGAAAATAATTTATAATATAATAAACTTATTTATAATACATTACCATATTATTGTATCTATTTTAGATTTATTTTTACCATTATTACATAGTAATATTGAATAATTATCAGTCATTTTATTCCAGATAATTATTTTTAAAAATTATTTTTTTTAATTTTATATTTTTTATAGTAATTGTATAATTACTATGAAATCTAATTCGAGTAAGCAAGACCACCCATACCCGACATAACGCGAAGGACGTTGTAGTTGACGGCATAGATGTGTAAGGCATCAGTTGGTGATTTAAGTTGGGCGTTATCAATTCTTGAGAAATTGCATGTGCCCGATGGTTGATGTTCTTCAGGTTTGAGAGCAAACGAGTAAACAGCAATTGAATCATTCGCTTTACCGTGACCAGCTGCAGCTGGATTAATACCGCCGGCTCCTGTGTGGTGTTGCCATACTTGAGCACGAGTGAAGTATGTTAAATCTCTTGCTGCAAAACGATCGTGACCATTTAATACTAATTTATAGTCTCCAGTAGCTGGAGCCGCATTTGAACCAGTAGCTTCAGTCCATCCGCCAGTCCATACAAGTTCTTTAACTGGATGATTGAAGTTAAGGTCGTGTGAAGTTCCACTAGAAGAATCTGTGAATTGAAGTTGCTCTATTAAGTATTCGTGTGATACTTGAGCAAAACGTCTACGTTCATCAGTATCAAGATAGATATAATCAGCCCAAAGAGATGCAGCGCTTGGATTAGAATCAGTTACACTACTAAATGTAATAGATACTTTAACTTCATGATATTGAAGAGCAATAAGTGGAAGAGCAAGACCTGGATTGCGATTGAACCAAAATTGTAAAGGAACATATACTTTTGCGGCAGCAGCGGCAGCAGTAACACCACCCATACCTGCCATATTTTGCATTTTAGTTCCATCAGTTGAACCTTGTGTTCCAACAAAACCAGATGTATTTGGTTCAGTAAGCTCAGCCCATGTTTCGAGCCAGTGACCATAATGTTTGTCAATTTGTTGGCCACCAATTTCACAAACAATCTCTTTTAACATAACAGCGCCTCTATTATGCATAGCAGTTCCAGTTCCATTAGTAGTTGCTTCAACATACATACGTCCTACAAGGTCGCCATTTCTAGAAACAGTTGCAGTAACTTTGTTTCCAAGACCAACAGTTCCGTTAAGAGTTTGTTCAACCGACTCCATTGCGAAGTTGGTGTGTCTGCGGTAGACAACTTTGAAGAAAGTAATTTGTGGATTACCGGTAAGGTAGATGTCTTGAGCGCCATAGGCAACGAGTTGCATTAATCCTCCTCCCATATTTTTTTATACTATATACTTAGAAAAAAAATTTTATTAAATTAATGCATTAATTAATTTTTACGCAAAAAATTCTATATAAAGCTTTAACAATTATTTAACCTTATATGATTAATGATAATGTAAAAAATAAGTCTAGTAAAAAGACTAAAAGAAGACACAATTATGAAAAAACTAATAATACTTTAGATGTATGTCACGAAAAAAAATTAGAACAATTTAATAAAAAATATAATAGTGTCAAAAATCTAGAAAAAGACCTAAAAAAAATTAAAAAATTAATTAAAAATGAAGAAAATCCTGATACTTTATTTGAATTACAAACTAAAGAAAAAAAAATTCTAAAAGAAATTTCTACTATTAATTCTAATAAAGAAGAAATTGACTATCTTACTAATACATCTGAAATACTTTTTGATTATTTCGATTCTGTTGAAAAAAATACTGATGAATCTAATGTTACTAATATTAATATTCTAGATTTCTTTAATAATAATATGAAACCTAGTAAATCTAAACAAGAACAAAATAGATCAGACCTTCTAGAAGATTATCTTTCTTGCACAGACAAAAATTATATTAATAATAACTTATCTTGCGAAAATGATATATGCTACCATTGCAATTCTAAAAATATTAATGAATTAACTCATGATGGTCTTCTATATTGCACTGATTGTAATACTATCGAATACATTATTACTGATAATGAAAAACCAGGCTATAAAGAACCTCCTAAGGAAATTTCTTATTTCTCCTATAATAGAATTAATCACTTTAATGAATGGATAGCACAATCACAAGGTAAAGAAACAACTGATATACCTGAAGAAGTATTCGATAAAATTTTTATAGAATTAAAGAAAAATAAAGTGAATAATATGGCTACATTAAATTATGAAAAAATCCGCTCTATATTAAAGAAAAATAAAATTAATAAATACTATGAACATATACCATATATATTAAATAGAATAACAGGTAAATCAACACCACAATTAACACCAGAATTAGAAGAAAAGTTAAGAGATATGTTTAAACAAATTCAAGGACCATTTATTAAACATTCTCCTAAGAATAGAAAGAATTTTCTAAGTTATTCTTATGTTTTACATAAATTTCTAGAGATTCTAGGAGAAGATGAATATATAAAATATTTTCCTCTATTAAAATCTAGAGAAAAATTATATCAACAAGAATTAATATGGAAAAATATTTGTGAAGATTTAGGTTGGGAATTTATTAAATCTATATAAAATTTATATAAATTATAAAAATTAATTTTTTTGTTTTTTTATCAAATTAAAATAATTTACTTGGCTGGGAAACCAACAAGGTTGGCACCAACACCAAGACCAGCACCAGTTCTTGCACTTGTTCCTACCGAAGGAGCGAAAAGGTCAAGAAGAGAGAATGTGGCAGCTGCTACAAGACCAAGGCATACAACATCCATTAAATCAGATTTGCGACCTGGCATTACCCAAGCAGCAACTGCAACAACTAAACCTTCAACAAAATATTTAAGCATACGCTTTACAACTTCTCTTACGTCAAGTCCGTTCATTTTAT